GCTTTAAATAAGAGGATGGTTGGTGCTGGTCAACAGCCAGTTAACATTAAAAGTATTTTATCAACAATTCAGAATCAACTTAGTGCTGGTGGACAGACTAATTTAAATAAATTTAGAACTGCAGAAGGTTTAGACCCAGCAGCAGTAGAAACACAGCCAATCGAAGAAATAAAAGTAGCACAAAAAGCAGGTAAAAAACTCAGTGCAAGTGCACCAGTAAAACCAATAACAGAAGAAGAAGAACCAGAAGGTGAAGAAATTGAAGCAGGTGAAAGTGCTGCAGAAGAAAAAACTGATAACTTTTTTGCTCCAGAAGCACAGTCATTAGGTGTTGCAATGGTAAAACCAGATGTTGCTACAACAACAGGTGTTGATATTACAATTAGTCCAGACAAGGCAGTTAATATTTCAATGAATGAAAACGAAGCAAAATTGAGGAAATATGTTCGTAACAGACTTGATGAAATGGCTGGTATAAGAAAACCTGCATTAACTGAAAGTAAAAAATCAGACACATTAAAGAAACTCGACAAAGTAATTGAAAAGCAATTTAAATTACATGAATCGGTAATGCTCAAAAAAAAGGATGAAACCCTGAATGAAATTTTGGGATTCAGCATGAAAGAAAAATTTGCTAAGTTAGACCCTAACAATCAGCCAGAAGTTGATAAGTTATTTGTTGATGCATATCATGATATTCTTATCAACCCACAAATGGGTGCAATTGGCAAGGCTGCAAAAAGAACAACAGTTCAGCAGAGATACCAATTATTGAAACAATATGTTGAAAGTGGTGGTGGTACATTAAGATTAACCCCAGATGCAACATCAGTTCAATTTGCACCAAAGGCGGTTAAAGATACTGCAACAATTAGTCGATTCGGACAGGGTGGTACACAAGGAAAGACCCAATTAGGTGGTGTTTAAGTCAATTATCCATCCACGCCAGAGGCGATGAATGGGTTTTACGCTCCGTTTTATAAAATAAAATTATTAATTAAAAAACCCGAAGAAATTCGGGTTTTTTTTGTAACATTTTTTTATCTTTATCGTATAATAGCTTTTAGTAGTAACATAAAAACATAAAAATGATAAATAGAACCTTTGAAAATCTGAAACTTAAGAGAACTTATATTGGTGGTTCGAAAGAGCGTGAACTTGAAATATTCTTGAAGGTTCAAGGAAATAGCGAAGATAATTCGGATTGTGACTGGCTGGAATATCATAGAATTTTGGTGCAGTACTTTGATGACATACTTCATGTCGTCCTTAGTTGGAAATACGTGATGAAATGTTTAAGTTATGGATTAATGTTCATTGCACTTTACATGTTATTTAAAAACATTCATGTGTTTGCAGTAATTCAGTTGATATCTTCTGCGTTTTACATTTCGTATTTATACTTCAAGAATAAAGAGAAGAAAAATCTATCCAATTATAATTGTTCTCTGGACATTACGTTGGCAGAAATTAAAAGACAAACTGGCTTTGAACTCAGCAAAAATTAAACTACTTCGGTAGATTTTTTCTTTTATATTCATTAGTATTTATGATAAAATCATACTATGGACTACGATGATAATAAGCTGAAACTAATTTACATTTTAAAAATTGGTTACAACGCAAAAGGAGAGGGATTGTACGAATTTATTTTCTCGTTAGACCCAACCAATATTGATGTCGAAGGTTGGTGCTGGGATTTAAGTCCAGCAATTGATAACGCATTACCACCAACCGAAAACTATATCAATGCAATTTTCAATTTAAAGACATCTTCGTTTGATTTATTTTGTTTACACGAAGCTGTTGATAGAGAGTATATGCATGGGTATCATACGATACATGCACTCGCATATGAGATTGAAAAACAAATACTCGAAGGCGGTGGATTTGGCGATTACGAAAAAATGTTTGAGAATGATGATGATGACACACCATTATTAGTTTTTCATTACGGTATGTCATTGATAAAAGTTAAAGACCTATTGAATTCCAGAAAGATTATATTAAAAAATAATGAATTTGTCGAAATTTCTTCGATAAAATTTTAGTATTTATGTATAATGTATTTTTATAAATAATAGTGACAAAATGATATAATAAGAAAATAAATACTATATTTGTGATATGAAATTAAGAGATTGGGCAGAAAAGAATGATTTATGCTAAAATATTTGTTTATATGGAAAACTGAAATTAATATTGACAAGAAATCAAAAATTTGTTTCAATACCACGTTCAAAGTTCTTTGATAGTGGTTGTTGGTTAAAAACTTAACTAACGTAAAATCAAAAAAAGTAATCCCAACCGCCTTCGATGGCTATGGGATAGAGGGTTTTCGAGGCACGATAAATTAAGATATTTACCTTGCCTTGCGGTTTTAAATGAGTTCATCTTACCATTTAGGAAGAAGGAAATCGAAGCACGCTACGTCAAGATATGTAGCGTGCTTTGCTGTTTTACATTTGTAACTATTTATTGTAAATATTTATAAATGTCCGAAGATATAGATAAGATTAATAAAGAAGAAGAAATATTTCCAGAACACGTTCCAATTATTCCATTTGACAGTCAAAAGGAAAAAGAAAAGGAAGAAGCCAGAAAACTGGCAAGAGAATTACGAAAGAATTCTGGGGGTATTCAACCAATTATAGTTACCAAGTCTGGTGTAGTTAAAAAAGCCAATGAATTAACTGTTGTAGAACAAGAGGAAGAAATTATTCGTTGCGCAACAGACCCTGTATATTTCATTGAAACATATTTGACGATTTTTGACCAGACCAAGGGTAAGGCTGGTATGATAATCTTTTTTAAGTTATTTGAATTTCAAAAGGAACTTGTACGTTCGTATCAGGAAAATAGATTTGTTGTTGCTAATAAGTATCGTCAGGCAGGTATATCAACCACGACTTGTGCATATATTGCATGGTATGTTATGTTTAATCGTAACAGACAGGTTGCTATCGTTGCCGATAAACTTGAAACCGCTCGTGACGAGTTAATGAATGACGTAGTTGATTTTATCGAAAACTGTCCTTCATGGCTTAAGCCAAAGACTGGTAGAAATACTGAAAAGAATCTAAAGGACACACAGAAGTTAAAAGTATATGATAATGATTCAAAATTAGGTGCTTTTAGTTCGAAGAGTTTACGTGGTTATACTCCAACATTGTTATTCTGGGATGAAACTGCATGGGCAGAAAAGGGTGATAAATTCTGGACATCTGCACAGCCCACATTACAGACTGGTGGTGCTGCAATCATGGTAAGCACCCCCTCTGGTCTTGATGCGGTATTCTACAAAACCTTTATGAGTGCAAGAAATGGTGAAAACAACTTCAAGGCAGTCGAATTGTGGTGGTATAATGACCCCAGATATAATAAGGGTTTGGCATGGCTTAAGAATAAAGGTAAGACAACTGAAATAAAAATGGAAGATACTGGCTGGGATATAGAACAGCGTATCAAAATGATGGATGATGGCTGGGAAGCAAGTTCACCGTGGTTCGAAGACCAAGTTAAGAATGCTAACGGTGACATGCGTAAGATTGCACAAGAACTTTTATGCGTTGCTGGTGATTCGATAATTAAAATAAGAAACAAGACTACTGGTATTGTAGAAGAAATCAGTATTGAAAGTTTTTATTTAAAACTTAAAGAAGAGAATAATTCTTGTGAGTTTTTATAATAAAAATATATGGGCAGAACAGAACTAATAAACCAAATTAATCAAATTGATAATATATTTAAATATTCAATTAACGGTTATGATGAATATAATCGAAACAATAAATCTGAAAATATAATAATTAAATGTCTTAATCACTTAGCATGTTAATCAACACAAATTACGAGATATTAAATAGTTCTGGTAGGTTTGTAGATTTTAATGGCATTGCCAAATCAACAAAAAAGAATGTCTATAAAGTTACATTAGAAAATGGGAAACATATTACTGTTAGTGAAGACCATGTTTTTATTGCAGGTAATATTAATGTTTTTGTTAAATCAATAGTACCATACGTATCATATCTTACCACGCCTGATGGTGATTTTTTTGTTAAATCAATTGAATCTGCTGATGAATGTGATTTATATGATATTGTTGATAGTGAGAATGCTGAATATTATGCAAATGATATTCTTAATCATAACTGCTCATTCTTAGGTTCTGGTGATAACTTTATTGCAGAGGAATATCTCAAACGTATTCAGGAGAACGAAGTGCTAACACCAATTCGTCAAGAATATATCGACAATAATATGTGGATTTGGGAAGACCCGAAGGCTGGTGAAGAATATATTATGACGCTGGATGCCTCACCGGGACACGGAGAGGACAATTCTACCATGAATATGTTGAAGACTGTTGAGATTATCGAAGAAAAAATTATAACCAAAGGTGATAAAGTAAAAAAAGTTAAAATAAAAAGACATAAGGTCGAACAAGTTGCCGAATATTATGGTAAAGTTACGCCACAGATGTTATCCGAAATCGCATATCAATATGGTAAAAGATACAATAATGCGTATTGTGTCGTTGATATAACTGGTGGTCATGGAGTGCAGAGTGTTGAAAAACTTCTGGAAAATGGCTACGATAATGTTCATTATGCAGAAGTTACACATAAGCCTTCAAGAGATAGGTTGCAGGGATATATAAAGAAGGGTCAGAAAGTCATGCCCGATGGTGCGGTGATAAACGTGGACTTAATCCCCGGATTCTTCATCGGAAATAACAGACCATCGGTTGTTCTTGAAATGCAGAGAGCAATTCATTTAGAGGATGTTATCATTAGGTCAGTGAGATTATTAAATGAATTAAAAACCTTTGTTACTGTTGCAGGTAATAGGGTTGCAGACCATAAACGTAGTTTCCATGATGATTCAATTATGGGATTATCTATTGGCTTATATGTACTTAATTTTGATATGACAAGGTTCAAACAAAGTAAGGGTGTAGCAGAAAAAATGCTCAACGCAATTATCAGCAATAATGATATTTCAGAAATTGGTAAGAAGAGTGATGCTAAAGGCAGACCGATGATTTCACCAAACAGTGTATCATCATTAAATCCATATGGTGTAAACTCATGGTTATTTAATGGATTATCCGAGAAAAAGAAAAATTAATTTGTATTTATGATTACAGACTTTTCAAAAAAATCTGAGTATTTATAAAAAAATATAAAAAATTATAAAAATGGCTGGCGAAAAAGAAAGTAAAGGAACTATATACCAACAATTAAATAAGTTGATGAATCTTGATGGTTTTGGTTTTCAGGATAATCAAACACCTATGCTACAACAGTCTGTATCACAACAACCACAAGAAAAGGCAAAGATTGTAATTAAGGGTAATAGTCCAGAAGAAATTCATAGAAAAGGATTGGAGTTGGAACAGAAGAGAGAACTCCAGAACAAATTCTTTAGGACAACCGACAGAGGTTTCCAGAAAGCATTACAGTATGAAGCTGCCAGACTTCCAG